CTTCGGCTACACAAACCCATTCGTCTGCCTCTGGGGGGCCATCGACGAGGACGGGCGACTCTATATCTACGACGAGCACTACAAGACGAAGGAACTCATCGGCTACCACGCAAGCGAGATCTCCAGGCGTGGTGACGTCCTGGTCCGTGTCGCAGATCATGACGCCCAGGATGTTGCAGAGCTACGTCAGGCCGGTATCGACACTACTCCGGCAACCAAGGACGTGCTGCCAGGTATCCGCGCCGTGAAAGCTCGTCTACAGGTACAGGGCGACGGGAAACCGCGATTGTACATTCACCCTCGGTGCGTTAACCTGTTGTGGGAGATCAGCATGTACGTGTGGGACGACAGCCCTGGCGCCAACGCAAAAGAGCGGCCCCGCAAAGACAACGACCACGCAATGGACGCGCTCCGCTACCTGTGCATGGCCCTCGATAGTTCCCGTGTCCCGAAAGTATGGAGGCTCTAATGGACCTATTTGGTATTAAGTCCAGGCGGGAGCAAAGGCAACGCAAGCTCATCGAAGCAACCGTCTCCGAGGTCGCGCAAAAGTCACTTAGCACAAAGTATCCAGAACTCGCCCGAATCTTCCCCAACGTCTTCGGGGGCGACACCTACCGGGAAACTCTCCGCGACCCATACAAGCAGCTGCCCAACATCTACGCCTTCGTCAACGCCACGGCCCGGAGGGTCGCCAGGACACCGCTTCGATTCTACCGCCCCGGCACCGATACCGAGGTAGAGTCTCACCCGGCAATCGACCGCTTCAATAATCCGGCCCCGTTCCTATCCCGCATGCTCCTCCTCGAAGCCGTCGTGGTCAATAAAGAGATCTCCGGCGAGTTCTTGATCCTCAAAGACGCAGAACTAACCAGGGGCGTTCCCGACAACCTGTGGGTGTACCCTCGGAGCAAGTACGACCCGAAGTTCCGCAACGGCGGGTTTGTGGCATGGGAGATCCGCCCCGAGAACGCCAGGGAGCCGGTCATTGCCACAGTCGACGAGGTTATCTACGACCGCTACTACCACCCGAACGACGAGATACGCGGTCTCGCTCCACTCACAGCGGCACGGATCAGCGCAGAGACAGAGTACGAAGCCAGACGGTACAATCGCACCTTCTTCGAGAATGACGCAAACCCAGGGCGCACCTACACAACCGAGCAGTCGCTGACCCAACAGCAATACGACCGGCTCACACATGATCTTTTCGACACCAGGCGCGGCGTCGAGCGGAGCAATCGTGGTATCCTCCTCGACAACGGGCTCAAGCCGGTCACGGACGGGTTTTCGCAGAAAGATATCCAGTTCATCGAGCAATTCAACCTCACGCTTCATGACATCGGGGCAGTCTACGGCGTCGATCCAGCGATCATCGGTCACGAGGAGCTATCCAAGTACGCTTCCGTAAAGGAGGCGCGGCGCTACTTCTGGACCGACAAGGTGATCCCGTTCGCTCACTCGATAGCCGACAAACTAAACCAGAACTTCTTTCTCGCGTACAACATCGAACTACGATTCGATTTTTCCAACGTCGAAGCCCTCAACGATGTCGTGCTCGAGAAAGCGGACGCGGCCCACAAGTACGCACAACTGGGCTACACTCGCAACGAAATCAACGAGCGCCTTGGCCTTGGCTTTCCTGCCGGTCCAGAGCATGATGCCCCCGCTCCCTTCGCCATACCCGCCGCATCTATGCAGCTTGGTGCTACAGCCCCAGAGCGTAAAAGCGAAACCGGCGAGCAGCCGTCACACGACGACGAGGGAATCAAGGCGCTTCGGGCCGCGCGGTGGAAGGAGGTCGATCAAAAGATTCGCCCCGCCATCGGCAAGATGCGCAAACGTCTCCGGAGCTACTTCCACCAGGTCGAACAAAACCTCCTGCGCCAGCTCGTCAAAGACGGGCGTATCCAGATCCAAAAGCAGGGCGACATAGATCCCGACCAGGCATTCGACGAAGACAAACTCCGGGCAATCTTCTTAGAGTTCATCGGCGCCGGTGCAAAAATCGGCTACGAGACCGTGTTCGACACCGAGTTCACGGACACACCCCAGGCCGTACTGCAACTCATAAAGACCCGAGGAGAGCGAGTTAAAGAAGTAGCCGAGCACGCACGCCAGGATGTCAAAGACGCAGTCGAGGACGCTATCGGCGAAGCCCTCCGTGAAGGGCTCCCTGAGGACCAAGCCGCACAACTCCTCACCGACAAGCTGAAGCACTCCGTTTCAAACATCCAGTCTCGCTCTCGCACCATCGCTCGCACGGAGGTTCAGGGCGCATTCAGCGAAGCTCGGCACACCGGCATGAACGAAACGGAACCTCAGAAAAAGCGTTGGATCAGCAGCCGAGACTCCCGCGTTCGGGACAGTCACGAACACCTCGACGGCCAGGTGGTCGGCTGGGGCGAGTCCTTCAAAGGCTACCACTCCTCGATCAAGTACCCGCACGATCCTACCGCCTCCGGTTCCGAAACCATCAACTGCCGGTGTATAATCGAACCCATATACGAGGGCGAGGAGGGCTGACATGCCGATGCCGAAGCCACGCCAGGATGAGGGCGAGCAGGAGTTCATGCAGCGATGCATGGAAGACGAGACCATGCTCTCAGAGTTCCCCGACCAGGGCCAGCGTGCAGCCGTGTGCTCCTCGCTATGGGACAACCAGGGCGAAGCCGAGAGCCGAAGCACCAGCATCGACATACACGTCGGTGAACCGCTCATTCCGATACCGGAGGTAGCTCACATGATCAAGCGAGAAATAGCCGCCCAGGAAACCAAACACATGGAAGCTCGCGTCGAGAAACAAGACGGGGTCTATACCATCCACGCCACGACCAACGACATCGACCGAGACGGCGACATTGTGGTTCCTACCGGCGTCCAGAATCTCGACGCATACCTGTCGAACAATCCAGTTATCCTATTCGCTCACGACTACCGGCTTCCTGCTGTGGGCAAGGCAGTCGCAGGGCGGGTGAGCGATGACTCTCTCGACCTCGACATCGAGTTCGCCGACACCGAGATGGGGCGCGAGCTGAAATACCTCTACGACAACGGGTTCATGTCCTCGTTCTCGATCGGGTTCATTCCGAAGAATCACAAGGTCGTTGACAATGTGTTCTACTGGACCGAATGGGAACTCCTGGAAGTCTCCGCAGTCCCGGTCCCGGCCAACGCAGCGGCCAACATCCTACGAACAGCGAAATCCGAAGGCGTCGACCTTCCGATGCTCAAAAGCCTATTCCGTAACGCAACCGGGGGCGCTTCTCAGCGAAAACCCGTGCTGGCGGCGACGAAGGGCTCCGGGCTCATTGAGGCGCACCTTCGCAGAAAGAAGTACATGGGAGGAGCACTATGACGAAGCTCGAAGCACTCCGTGCGGCGCTCAAAAACGCCACCGACGAGAGTGAAATCGAACGCCTGAACAACGAGATCCTCGAAGCGATCCATGAGGACGCGAAGAAAAACGCTCGGCTCGAAGTCGAGAAGGAATACGAGGAAAAGTTCCAGGCGGAAAAAGAGAAGGCAGCCGAGGCCGAGCAGGAAAAGGAGCACGCAAACTCGAAGGTCGAAGAGATCAAGCGAGCGCAGAAAGCCGGGCACTTTTCCGACGACGCCAGGCTCAAGGTCGAGTCCATCGGCGACTATCGGGGAATGAACCTCCGGCGCGCCAAGGCGGTCTTCACCGAATCGATGCGAAAGAAGGGGCGCACCGGCGTCCTCGAGCGTGTCGAGCAGAACCCGGACGGGTTCGAGCGTCTCGCCAAGGCATTTACGGACATGGTCCACGCAGCCCCCGAGGCGCAGCATAAGGACCTGATCGAAGGCACGGACGCCTCTGGTGGCTACCTCGTCAACGACGACGACAGGGACGAGCTGCTCGCTTACGCCAGGGACGACTCCGTGGCGCTTCGGCGTTGCCGTATCGTGCGCATGAACTCGGACGTGGTCACGTACCCTCGTGAGGACGGTAAGGTCAACTTGACGTTCACCGACGAGAGCACCGCCATGAACGAGACCTCGGCAACCTTCGGCCAGATCACCCTGACCGCCGAGGACCTGGACGGCTACGCAGACGTGTCGATCCACCTCGAGCAGGACAACTCCACTCCGGGCGGCATTGTCGGCGTTCTGCTCGACCAGTTCACCGAAGCCTACGGCCAAAAGATCGACCAGCGGGTATTCGAGGGAGCCTCTGTCGCATCCTCGGTATTCGACGAGGCCGGACTCTCGGTCGTGCTTTCCAACTCGGCATTCAGCGCCATAACCCTGGACGACCTTCGGTCCGTGATTGGAAAACTTCGCCCCAACCGTCGCCGTGGCGCGGTCTGGTTCGGCGAGTACTCCGTCATTTGGGACCACATCTTCGGGATTCAGGAGGACAGCAAATCCGTGTTCGTCCCCGACCCGAGGAATCCGGCTCAGTTCCGGATCCTCGGCTACCCGTTGGAAGAGGTCGTCGAAGCCCCGAGCACGGACGGTGCGAGCAAGTACATGGCCGGCTTTGGTAACCTCATGGGCTACCATGTCGGCGAGCGTCTAAACACGCTCACCTTGTTCCGTGACCCGTACACTCAGCGGCACAATAAGCGGATTCGGTAGTCCTTCTCGACGCGAGTCGCGTTCCAGATGGCCCTGCCGAATCTTTTCGTCAAGATCGTCACTGGCGCATAATGAAGTGGCGAGGATTCCAGCAAGCGGGGTGGCTTCGGCCTCCCCGCTTTTTCAGACGTATAGTCATAAAGGGCAGTGATGAAGATCTTATGGAAACCGAACTACGATCTGAAGGGCAACGGCTACGGGTACACGACGCACCAGAAAAACCTGAAAGCCGCGCTCGAGAGGCGTCAGGACGTATCGTTCGTAAGTGAGCCGGAAGACGCAGATGTCATCGTAGACATCAATACCCCGCCAGCTTTCCAGCGCATCGAAGGCAAGCTCAACGTCCTCTACACGATGTACGAATGCGCCACGCTCCCCCCGGACTGGCTCCCGTACATCCACGAGGCAGATCTCCTCATCGTCCCCTGCGAGCACAACTACCACCTGTTCCGTAAGTACACCGACACGCCTATCGAGGTCGTGTGGGAGGGCATGAACCCCGACAAGTTTTCGTATGTCGAGCGTGAGTTCCCGCAGGACCGCCCGTTCGTATTTCTGTGGATCGGAGCATCGAACCCTCGCAAGGGCTACAAACACGCCTCGCTTGCCTGGGGTGCGTTCTGCAACCAGTTTCCCGAGTACGCGAAAAACTGCTCCATGATCATGAAAACCACGCAGATCACAAAGGAGGAGCGGCTACTTAACATCCCGGTAACCCTGCCGGGTGGAGGCAAAGCCCCGACCTTTTTCGACTCTCGTGACTACTCCCTCGACGAACTCACCGATCTATACAAGTTCGCTCACGCATTTGTGTTTCCCACGATGGGTGAAGGCTGGGGGCTCACGCTTCACGAGGCAATGGCGACAGGGCTCCCCGCAATCTATACGCCCTACTCCGCACCAGCGGACTGGGTACCTCGCAAGTACGCCTACCCGGTTCGATTCAAAATGCAGAAAATCGAGACGCACAAGAATCTCAAAAACGGCGGCATCGTGAAGCACCACACAACCGAGGCCGCGAGCGCCTACATTGGCGATATCGTGCAGAAAATGAGACGGATCTACACTCGCTACGACGAAGCCCTCGACAAGGGGCGCAAGGCAAGCCAGCGAGTCCGTAGAATCACATGGGATGCATCCGCAGCTTCGTTCATCGAGAAAATCGCCCCTTATTCGGAGGCCAGAGATGGCGAAGAAAGCCTACCCAGTACGGGATCAGCAAGGCGGGTTTACGCCTGACGACGGCATGGACCTTCGGGACTATTTCGCAGGACAGGCGATCATCGGCGTCGCAATAGCGCAGGCGCATGCCCGGCAGCGCGGAGACCGCTTCCTAGACACCAAGCAAACCTGCGAATTGGTATGGCGCCTCGCAGATGCCATAGTCGAGTGCCGCAGCCAATGATTCTGACAATGACCGCTTGGCGGCGTCCTCAATATACTCGCCGCGTTCTCGAATCCATCATCGCAGCAGAAAAGCCAGGTCCGATTCGACTCATCGCATGCATAGAACCGGGCAACGAGGGCGTGCCTGCGCAGTTCCGTAACATTCCGTTTGACTACGAGCTTCGCATCAACGATCACCGGCTCGGTGGCCCCCGAAACACCTATCAGGCTCTATCGGCAGGGTTCGAGCTTGACGATCATGTGATCCACCTCGAGGACGATACGGTGATCGCTTCCGACGCCCTTCTCTATTTCGATTGGGCCATCCGGCACTATCGTTACGACAAGGACGTTTGGACTGTCACGGGGTACAACCGCAGAGTACATCCCGCGGCCCCACACGAGCGCCATACCGTGAAGCGGCGGCGATTCTTCACAGCCTACGGTATCGGCCTATGGATCGACCGATGGGAGGAGGCTCACACCAAGTGGCCGTCCGGCGAGCACGGGTGGGACCGCTACATGAACCGGGTCGCCAGGGGCAATCGTAGCGAGATCTTTCCGCTTCTCTCACGCATTCAGAATATCGGGGCACTTGACGGCTATAACGTTTCCCCATCGTTTCACAAGCGGCACCACCACACGCCAGAATGGGCCGGGAACTATCCCGACCTTCGGGTCACCCAATACCAGGAGGTTTCATGATGGCGGCGCGCATGCGCATCCAGGGGGCCGTACACGACCTTCTGGGTAAACCACATCGCATTTTTGGAGATACCTCATGGGCAATACAACTGCCGTTCTGAGCGGCGCTCGTGGCGCAATGACCGAACTCTACCTTCTCACGATGCCCTGGCTGCAACGATACGCTCAGAGCATCGAAGCAGACTTCTTCGGTGGGCCCTGGAGACCATGCGGCAGAGATCCTTGGTGGATGAAACAAGTCGCTCTCGCATGGGCCCTTGACCAGGGCTACGACCAGGTGCTTTGGCTCGACTGCGATGCGGTTCCCCGGCCCGAGACTCCCAACATTTTCGGCGCCTTTCCCCAGGACAAATGGCTCGGTGCAGTAGAGCACTATACGAACGACGGGCAAGTCTTTAACGTGGGCGTAATGGCATTTCGGAATTGCGAGCGAGCCCGAACCTTCGTCTCGGAACTATGGCGCGTTGGTGAGAAGTACCAGAAACGCAAGTGGCGCGACCAAGCTCCGGCCCTCGAACTCCTGGGCTATTCCACCGGCTGTCCCGTTCACGCAATCGGGGAAACAGAATGGAGCGCGGGGCTCTATCTTCTACCAGGTGAATGGAATGTTCTTACCCGGTACAGTCTAAAGGGTTTGATTTTGCATTTCTCCGGTATACCATTAGAGCGACGGATCAGCCAGTTCAAGGCGGTGTTCAATGAGCTACGATAGCACACAATTCCTCGTCACCCTCGACGAGATGATCGACTTTCTCGCCATCGAGGAGCCCACGCAGGAGCAGGAAAACCAGATCGGCTTTATGCTGAACATGCTCTCGGAGTTCTGCGACAACTATACGAATCGGGATCTCCTCGCCGCCGACCATACCGAACGCCTCAACGGAACTGGGACGCAAGTACTCGCCCTCTCGAACTATCCGATCAACTCCACAAGCTCGACGATCAGCGCCTACATCGACCCGGATTGGGATTTCACTTCAGACGACAAGGTCGACGCCGACGACATCTACATCGACAGCGAAAACGGCATGATCGTCTACAAGGACGGCATCTGGACCCGAGGCCTCGCGAACATCAAGGTTATCTACAATGCTGGCTACGAGTCCGTTCCCTACGATCTACAGCTTTCCATACAGGAGGCAGTTGCCTATTTCTGGGAGCGGAAGGAGCAAAAGCTATGGGCGAAGTCGTCGGTTTCGAAGGGCGACACTTCGGTCACCAGGATAACCCAATCGCTCCCTGACACCGTGACCGCCGTGTGGGACCGTTATCGGAGGATCAGGTGATAAAGTACACTCTCGACCTCGATGACAACGTCTCTGGCAAGCTCGCCCGGCTCGGAAGCCGGGCAGACGAGCTACGCGAGCTTGTCCTCAAGCGTCTTGGGGGAAAAGCTGTTTCAATCGCGCAGAAAGACTACCTAACGGGGCAGAAGCTCAACATCCGAAGCGGCAACCTCAGAAGCGCCATGAACTATCGGCTCCGCGCCGACAAGTCGGTCTATATCGGGAACTCGATGGTATACTCAGCGATCCATGAGTTCGGCGGCACCATTGTTCCAAAGCGCGGTCAATACCTCCGGTTTTTCAACCAGGAGGGCCAGGAGATCTTCGTCAAGCAAGTCGTGATGCCAAAGAGATCCTACACGCGCCCGGCAATCGATCAGCTATTCAACAGCGGCCTGGCGAAACGCGAGTCCGAGGCGGCATTCAAAACGTACTTACGGAGGTACATCGAATGAGCACCGTCTACGACAGCGTGATAGAAGACATTATCTTCGACGTGCGCGATTTCATTCGCACCAACTACGACACCTACCTTACGCAGATCAACAGCGCAAAAGGCGATTCGGTAAAGGTTCAGTCGATCAAGGACGCCAACATCGAAGTCGAGGACAGCGACCCGCACAACCATTCCGACTACCCGATCCTGAGCCTCTATCCGACAGACGTGAACGTTTCGGTGCTCTCCAATTCCAGCGATGCAGTCCGCGTTGACATCACGGCGCTAATTGCAATCAAAAGCGGGAACCCTACCTCAATCGTTCAAAAGGCGTTACGCTATACAGAGGCGTTACGGGCAATCCTCCGGGACTACCGAGACATCGGGGGAACCTCTTGGGACATGGACCCGGAGGCAAACGTAAGTATCGCAATCTACCCGTCGCACGCAGACGAGACGGGACTAAAGATCGCCACCGTAGAGTGGCGCATTATCCAGGATGTGACTGCGTAGACCGCAGTACGTGGGAGGATAGCCATGGGTATTACAGCCGGTAACCAGGCTCAAATGCAGGTCGGGGCGCAGTCGGATTGGAGCACCGCGGTCTCTCCGACCTTCGCCATCGAGTTCGATTCTGAAGGGTTGATTTACAACCCTAACTACATCGAACGCACATCGCTTCTCGGCAAAGCCGGGATGAGCGGCATGGATATATCCGGAGTCAACACCTCCGGAGACATTTCCATGCTCGTTACACCAGACAACATCGGGATCTTTCTTAGCGCCCTTTTCGGCGACGAGGATTCCCCGTCCGCAGTCTCGGGGAGCGCGGTCTACGATCACGACTTCCGGCCGGGGTCCGCGACAGTCTCAAACTCGCTTCCGAAGCTGACGGTCCTCGTAGACCGAATCGTTGAGCAGTTCCAATACATCGGCACCAAGCTGAATTCGCTCAGCCTCGAGGCGTCGCAGCAAGACTACCTTCGCGCCACGTTCGCGTGCCTCGGGTACGACGAGGCCGAGGGGATCTCTCTCGACGGGAGCCTCACCATTGCGGACCGCAGGCCATTCCAGTTCCGCGACGGCACCATCGAAATCGACTCATCGACCTACGCAGACGTTACGAGCTTTACACTCGATTTCAACAACAACCTCGAGGACTCGCTGTTTACGATGAACGGGTCCGAAAAGATGCAGGAGATTGAGCCCCAGCGGAGGGAACTCGCGCTATCTGTCGACACGCTTTACAGCTCGAACACAAACTCGACCAGGAGTAACAAATTCAAAACGGGCACATCGGTCTCCGCTACGCTCACGTTCGAGTCAACGGAGGAAATCGGCAGTACGGGGCTTTACTACACGCTCACCATCACGATTCCGAAGCTATATATCACCGAGGCCCCACCGAATGTCAGCGGCCCCGAGCGTATCACGCAATCGCTATCGCTCACCGGGGTCGAGGGCAGTTCCCCACTCGTGACCGTGACGCTACGAGACGATCGGGCCACGCAGTACATTTCATAAGGAGGCGACCGTTGGTACAGTTCAACGACCTGAAAGATGTCGGGATCTTCAAAATCGAGATCGAGCCCAAACACGCCTTCGACGAAGGATCTCCACAATACGAGGCATGGGACGGGGTCGTGCTCACATTCCGGGAGCTAACCGGGAAAGAGGCGACCGCAGCGTTCAACGCCGCCAACGAGAAGGAGCAAAGCGAGCGCCTATTCTCAACATTCAGGGATACGCTCGTCGACCACAACATCGAGCAAGACGGCGAGAAGAAGTCAACAAAGGACGTGCTCGACCTTCTCTACAGCTCCTCGACAGTCTATACCTACTGCATCAACACCTGGAGCAATTCGCTCCCTTTAGCGAAAGCGAACAGTGGGAGGTCCGACAAGTCGGAGAAAACTTGATCGGCGGTGGAACGGGGCGGCAACTATCAGGGCTCGCCCGTAAGTGGTGTCACGTCGTGTGGGCGTTCATGCGCTGCATTTCCAGGGAAGACGCCCACTACGTCAACTTCCCGTTCCCCGGAGCCGCCTTC